ATGCCGAACGCTTCTGGCGTGAGCTGCGGATGCCCCATCACCGTCACCGTTCGCACGGGATTGCGGTGATAGATGACTGAGCAAAAAATCTCCACCAGCTCGAACACCCGATTGAGCTGCATGCGGAAACTGGGCGGGGCGATGGACGAGTTGTACCCCCGCTCGCCGCGGGCGTAGCTGTCCTTCCACATCCAGTTATGCTCGCCGTCGAAGAAGTTAGACGCTTCTTTCGCGTCATCATCGAACGGCTTCTTGTAGTCCTTCGCCGCCTTGAGCTTCTTCGTCCAAGTGCTGACGATCTGGCGAAGCGGACTACTTGTTGGCAGCTTCTCGGCCACGTTGCTTCTCGCTCTTTTCTGGTGGTGCCATCAGCTCGCGAATCGCCTTGGCGCTGGAAGTGAAGTCCCAGACACCCAAGTCCTGCCAGCCGTGGTCGCCGTGGAGCGCCGGATCGTCCTTGTGATGGACGCTATTCCGCACCACGACATAGCCGGTTGGCGTGAACGTCAGGATGCTTATGGTCGAGTCGCCCGGTTCTGAGGCGACGAATCCCACGGTCGGGTCAGAAAAGGTGCGGTAGTCAGTGCTGAACAGCACAAGGTCACCGATGTTCGGGATCGGCATCTGCCATTGATCACTCATTTCGTCCTCCGGATTGAGGCCCCAAGTAGACATAGGAACCCTCTTCGCTTGTCAGCCGTTTTTTTCGCTGGGCCAGCCACCTCACCCACCACGGGTCTGGCTCGGTCGATCGCTGCGGGGGCCGGTGGTAATGGGGGCGGTATGCGCAGATGTACTCCAAGCACTGACAAAGATGTACTTCACCCTTGGTGTTGGGCCTGTCGGTGACGATGGCCGCGCCGGCAACGTGATTGACCTGTTTCCGGTAACGCTTGATCTCCCGCTCGAGGTCGGGAACGGCACCCTCCAAGACCCGCAGGATCGGGGTTCCGATCGGCCGGATGTGGAGTGAGTTTCGGGTGGACTCGCAGCGGGCAAGGATGTCATCGCAGCCGGCCAGGAACGACGCCCCGGTGATCTGGCTGCGGATGTTTCGTTTGACGAGCTGCTCGGTGTACTGCTCGACCGGGAGGCGGCCCGAGCCGATGTCGCGAAGCCGACCACCGTGGGCGTCGATGATGAAGGCGTGGAAATGCCACCCCCGCACCTTCTTCTCGAAGTTCTCCCCGAAGATCTGGGCGTTGCATTGCCGCATGTAGAGCTGGTCATAGACCAGCCAGAACTCCTCGGTGGGAGGCACTGCCACGAAGAGGCAGGCAGTCACGGCGTGGCCTGGGTCGATCACGGCATAGCGGCACCAATCGTAGGGGATCTGCCCATCCTTCAGCTCCTCCCGCTTCATCCCGTGGATCCGCATATCAAAATTGGGATAGACGAGAACGGAGTCGGTGATGAAGTCACCCTCGGCTCGCATTCGCAGCACATCCTCGCCGGCCGCAGCCCACCGCTCGATGCTCTTCTTTTTCTCCTCATCATCGATATGGGGGTTGTCCAAAAACCGCAGCTTGAACTGCCGGATCGGAGACTCTTCGCCTAGAGCTTGCTCGCTGGCATCAGCTCGCTCCTTGAGATTCAAGAGAGCGTTATTCGTGGAGTGCGGCATGGCCGACCAGCAAAAGACACCCTTGCGATCCGCGAGTCGTGCCTGGGCCTCGGGGATGTGCCGCTCGTCGTTTAAGTCCTCGTCAACGTGTATGCGTGTGGCACTGTACCCTTGCGCAGGCTCGCCTTCACTACTGAAGAAGTGAATAACCCAGCCATTAGTAAGGGTGCATTGCTGCATGTAGTTCGCACTCTTCAGCACCCAACTCGAGGCTTTGATCATGCGAGGAGGGATTAGCGGCGGCGCCGGCCTCGCCTCGGCCTTGCGATGAGCATCAGCGACGGGGTTGTATGCCCGCCACTCACCCGTCGCCTCGTCCTTGATGATCTTGAAAGCGCCTGGGCCGAAGAGGTACGGCACCACGACCAATCCGATGTGTTTCCAATCGCGGCCGATGATGACGAGGATCCCGTCCTTCTTGGGATACTTGTTGTAGGGATCCTGCCCCGTCACAGCTCGAGCATCTTCCACGAACGTGCAAAGCGACTTGCCAGAGCGATTGCCGCCGATGACGAGGACTTCACTCGCTCGGCACTTGTGGATCTCCTCCTGCTGCGGGTTCGCCTTGTAGAGGCGCAGGGCCTCTGTCCTCCGCTCTCGCAGCTCGCTTTGCAGCTCTTTGAGGCTTTCTCGCTGGTACTCCGAGATCGTCGGGATGCTCGGCACTTGGGGCGGATTCACCTTCGGGTGCTTCTTCCTCCGGTTCGGGGAGGGCTTCTGCGGGTCGGACATCGATGGTTCTCCCTTGGAAGGCAGACAGGGCCTGCTCAAATCTCTTGTTCAGCTCTTCCTCCAGCTCCTCCTCTGTCCAGAGCGTGAGAGGCTTCTTGGCGCCGCCGGAATCGACGTTCTTTGTGACCATCCGGCAGATCGTCTCGAGCAGCCGGTTGCGGGCTGACGAGCCAGGAGCAGAGTCCCAGTACTGCTTGACCAGCACGGCCGCCATGCCGCCCGTGCCGCCGAAGTACTGGAAGATCCGCTCAATCACCTCGGCGGTGTGCGGGATGTTGGAGCCGCCCTTGGAGGCAGAGCGAAGGAACAGATCGACGCCCGCCTCTTCGATCGCCTTGAGCGTTTCCTCCCGCTTGAGGGCCGCCCGATCCTTGCTCTCCTTCCGCTGCCTCGCCCGACAGTGGAGGCACTCGGCCGTGAAGATCTCGAGATCCTTCCGCCAACGGAAGTGCTGCTTATCCAGCGGGAAGGTGTTGCCGCAGACGTTGCACGTTCGCTCTTCCATGACCGGATGATAAGCGGGGCTTTGCACGGTATGTCATCAAACGAAGCCGGCCCGAAGGTTCACCCCTCGGGCCGGCTTACTGGTTCTTGATGACCTCCAGCGGTCAGATCTGGCTGCTGTGGAGGTTGACGCGGGTCAGGCCGACCGAGGCGGCACTGTTCGCACCAGCGATCTGCTGGCCGATGACCGTGCCGGTCGTGGCGGCGACCGCCGAGCCAGCCGTCGAAGAAGCCTGGACGGCGGCACCGGCGTTGATCGCGGCGGCCGTCTGCTTCACCTGCGTCGGCCCCTTGACCACCAGCCAGACGATGTCGTTCTGCCGCAGTTCGCCGGTCAGGTACTCATCGAGGACGCCGACAGAAGCCCCGGCCGCATGGGTCGAGGTGGTCAGCTTGCTGGTGACCTCCGACAGGGGCTTGCCCGCGTCGAAGAGGTACAGCTCGCCAGCCACCGTCGAACCGTCCGACACGCTGGCACCCTTGTAGCGGGCGGCCACGCAGTAGACGAGCCGGTTGCTGTACCGCTCACCCGTCGAGGGGTGAACGTCTTGAAAGACCTTGACCTGACCGACGATCTCGCCACCGGCCACCGGGAGGCCAGCCGGATCGGTTTCGATGGCCTCACCGCCCAGGAGCGTCGTGCCACGACGGAAACTCGGATCGCTGAAGATGCTCGACATGACTTCGTTTTCTCCGGAGAGGGATTAAGCAGCCGCCGTGACCGGGGCGAGGAGGAAGAAATTCCGCGGCGAACGGAAACGGAGGTTGCCGAGAGATGAACAGGCGTACCTATATGCCTGCGTCTCCTCGTCGAAGAAGGGGCCTTCAGCCACGAAGAGCTGATTCTCAAGGCACCGCAGCTCCATGTTGCCGATCGACAGACCGTAGCCGCGTCCTGCTGGACAAGCGTACTCCGAGCAGACCTCGACGCCGTCGAGCTGGGTGACATCGGTGAAGCCCATCGACTTCAGACCGTTCTCCTTGCTCACAGCGATCCGTTCCTTGTCAGCGAACGTGTTGAGAAACTGGATGTAGAGCTGACGGTCGAGAACGACCATGTCGATCTGCGACTCCTTCGTGTCGTTCCGCTTGCACTGGTGGATGCCCTCGCGGATCGCGAACACGCAGTTCGACCGCCAGTTGCGGTTGCCCTGCGGGTTGAACGAACTCGCGTTGTAGTTGATGACCACAGGCGCGTAGAAGTCGAGTTCGCTGTCAACCGGCACGTTCGGCCAGGTGCCGGTCGGAGCATTGATCCGACCACCACCGTAGAAGCCGAGACGAGTCGAAAGACCCGCATAATTGTCATCCGGATAGCCGTAGCGGTCGGCCGTGTTGCCGGTCGTGCGCTTCGTCGCGACACCCGACGCGCTCTCATCGATGGTGCCGTCGTAGTGAAGAAACGAGTCCATGCCGTGGAAGTCGTTCTCTGCGCCGGCCGCATTGCCGTCCTTGTACGGCTGATACGAAAGGTGCATCTCGAGCGACTCTTGCAGACGGCTCGCCATCTTGCCGGCGACATCGACCAGAGCCTGCTGGCCGCGGTTCTCGAGCAGCTCTCGGCGGTACACCGCGTCAGTACTCGTAAAGCCACGCCAGGGCAGCTCGGCGCGCTTCCACATGTTGACGCGCGAGAACGTCCGCGGAGTGTCGCCCGTGTTCCCGGTGACCGGGGCGTTGCGAAAACGGATGTTCCAATCGAAACCTCGGCCCGATTGGTTCATCACGACGTTGCCCGACTGCTCGAGCATGGCGAAGATCTTGAACTTCCGGAACGTCGCCAGCTCTTCTTCCCGAAGGTGCTGTACAATTGTCGTTCCGATGACCCGCGCCCAATCAGTGGGACTCGCCATGTCTCTGTTTCCTCGTTAGGAGTGTCAGGCCAGACCTTGCTCTTGCAGTTGTGCCGCAAGTTTTTCAGCAAAGGTCATCGGCTTGGATGGAACTCTCGCGTCGGTTGTTGCCGCAGTCCGCTGGCTCGCAGTTCGCATGGCCTGCTGTCGCAGGAATTCCATGTTCTTTTGAGCAGCGGCATTGGCAGGATTCACGGGCTGCTGCGGTGCAGGCCGGGGGGCCTGTGCCGCAAGCTGCTGAACCTGTTGCGATCTCTGCATGTTCGCGAGGAGTAAATCTCTCTCGACCATGCGAGTCGCATACTCCCAACGAGCTTTCGCTCCTTGGATGCCCAGT